CACTCGTAATGAGTATTGGCATAGTGACATTCCTTTAATGCGTGGTCCCGTCATTGATGGGGTACCAGTTTCGCAGTATGTTAATCGTACTACGAAGTTGGAACGTATCAAAGATCCCTTATTAGTTCATGATGATGAATGCGATTTTCGACCGACTGCAAAATTGCCGTTGGTTTCAAATGGCGAGCGCATCGATCCTTTAATTACCGGTTCACAAAAATGGGATACTGAAAAATTGTCTGGGATACCGCTGCGTTATATCCATATGTGTGTAGATTACATGATGGGAAAGATAAAGGCGGATCCTTCGGCGACAGTTTTGGACTTAGATGGAACGATTAATGGGCACGAAGATATGGGTCCAATTAAATTATCCACCTCTCCAGGTCTGTGGAGTAAGTATTTTAAATCGGGAAAGAAGGAGTTGTTTGATGCGTTACCTCAAGAATGGATTGATGGGGAAGCTCAACCTTTGCGATATAAGTTTAGTGATAAAGCCAAAAATTTCGTCATACCTGAATATGACGAGAGTTTTGTCAACATAATTTGTGAAAAAGAAAAACAGTTGAAGAGCGGTCAAATTCCGCCATTTGTTTTTCTATCAACTTTAAAGGATGAATTGCGCTCAAACGTGAAAGTGACTACTGGTAAGACACGCGTGTTTGAGCAATCTTCTTTAGATTTTGTTTTATTATGTCGTAAATATTTTGGACATTTCATTAACTATTATCGCACTCACAGTGGGTTTTCTCTGTACCATGGGATTGGTCGCGACAAGGAAGCGGTGTGGGGATTGTACGCTAAAGAATTGCGTGCATTCTCACACCGCGGACATTGTTTCGATTACAAAAATTTTGATGGTTCGTTACCCGCTGAATGTTATGAATTTTTCCGATTAGTGGTGGAAAACTATTATAGTCATTCCACCGAAGAGGAAAGATTGGTTCGTTTTGGTCTCCTTACGGCTATGCAAAATGCTGTTCACGTGATGGGGGATTATTGTTTTGAAACTTCTCAAGGTAACAAGTCTGGTAACGCTTTTACCGATGTGTTTAATTCCATATCTAATACATTTTTATTATGGATGACACATATATCGCATCAAATAGATCATTTGAAGGTTTATCCTTCGCTTGCTAGGTTTGATAATGATATTAAGATGTTAACGTATGGAGATGATGTAGTAGTTTCCATGAAGGAATCCGCTTTACAAGCGGGTTATACTGGGTCATTTATACGTGACGTTTTAGCGGAAATTGGTGTTACGATAACATCTGCTGATAAAGGATCTGAAATCGAAGACAGTATTGCCATTTCTGACGTGACTTTTTTGAAGTCACCGTTCAATTGGGATCCACACTTTCAAGTGTGGAAAGCTCCCCTACCAATTGATTGTATTATTCGGGAGCTAAAGTATCGTCCAAGTACAGCGACTTTAACAGCTGATGACTTGCAGGAGCGGTGTCGAAACGTATGCCGCTTCCTGGCCCACCATTCACGTAGTGTATACGATGAGTGGGTGGGCAAATTAAAAGAAAGAGACAAATATAAAAACCTCATCCCGTATTTGAGTGAGAGTTACGATGCCATTAGTATGGACATCG